GGAGTTCAGACGTGTGCTCTTCCGATCTACACGCCATAGACTGAAGGAAACCCTGGTCTGCCGCCCACTTATAGAAACTCGACATATTACTCTTCCTCCTCTTTCTCGACAATCTGTCTGAAATACAGACCGTCCATGATGACAGATTTCATGAAAGGCTGTTCTCCTTCGTCCGTAAAGACAAACTTAGAAGACAGTGGCCATCCGAATTCTTTCGGATACTGCTTGGACACTCTCTTCACATTCTCCGGACTGAGGGACTTCGGGTGGGCCATCACCACAAGACGACGCTTGCATACGGTAATCTCAAAGATATTTCTACCGTTGTATCTAACAACAACATTTCGAGGGTCCTTCATCGTGACGACTTCAAGGTCCTGATTGGCGTAGTCCTTGACCATGTCCAGAAACAGTTTACAGATTTTATCTCCTGCCCCGATGTCCCCGGCAGGCTGAGGGTCACGATGTGTTTCATCTTCCACCGGATTAGGCTTAGGCTCCTCACCAGGCGAGGGGTCTTCCTCTACGATACGATACCACCTCTTAAAGGTGTTAGGAGTTACAGTCTTGGTAGACTTCTCCCCGTCGGCAGAAGAAAATTCAATGACAAGAGAAAGACCATCTTCCTTGACCACTCGGCCCATTCGTCCTTGTCTCTTGTCATACACATCTTTGCCGACAACGCTATTCTTAGTCATTGCCATTTAGTTTTCCTCCGTTCTAAAAGTTTTGATAGTGAGGCGTTGCAAGCCTTCGATTATATTGTACTACACACTGGTCAAAATGTAAAGCACTTTCTTAAGAATTTAGAAAAATTCTTGAAGTTCAAGAACTTTATCATCTAAATCATTTATATCATACCCTTCAGGTATGGCATATTCTGTTATGATTTTTCCTCTAACATTTTTTCTTATCCTATCTGCTCCTTTTCTTCCTGCATCGTCAGGGTCCAGACCAAGTATAAGTTTTCTGACAGGCAGAGACTCTAATACCTTATACTGCTCATATGCTCCCGTTCCCAACAATGCAACGGCGGGTAGTCCGTACTTCCAACAGGTAAGACAGTTGAAGATACTTTCGCACACGACACAGAAAGAATAGTGCTTCTTGAAAAACCTATCAGATGCGTAGACAGGTTTTCTAACATCTCTCGGATAATTAAAAAACTTCGTCTTCACCGACCGCCGTGCTATGAATGCAGGGACTCCTGTCTCATAATAACACGGAAAAGTCAGACATTCTGTTTTCTGGTCATACCCTACATCGAATTCTTCAATAAGTTCATCTGTCAACCCTCGTTGATACATATACGGATGAACATACCTGTATGAGTCTAACTCCTCTTCTGTAAAAGGCGCAGACACTTTATCGTCCCGCGAGATTCCGCGAGAGAGACGCAACTCCAACGGCTTCCTAACTTCTACACTAACTGTTAGGAAATTGCGAGATAGCCAACGCTCGCCGTATTCTCCGCCATCCTGGTATCCAAATACCTCAGAAATCATCTCAGACAGAGAACCCACCCAGCCGCAGGCGAAACAATGACAAGTGCCGTCTTCTGTACTTATACCAAAAGACGGCTTTCTCTCCTGCCCTTCTTTATGAAAAGGACAGGTCGTCATTATATTCTTATTGGTGGGTCTAAATCTGTGGAATAAATTCATACCTGCAAGAGCACAATCTTCTTTGAGCCTCTGCAATACAGACAATTCATCTTCTACTATCGGATTACCTCTTACATAAAACATCAGAATACCTCCGTACCGTTATCATACTCAGCCTTCTTACCTGTCTCCCACGGAGGAGTGTCTTCAGATTTTTCGGGCTTAATTCTCTTCGGGTGTTCGTGTTCATCTTCATCGTTCTCTACATAGGTGAACTCGCCTTTATCAATATCCCACAGGTATCTCAATTTACTACCTGTGACACCGTTTCTATTCTTCTCTACAGAAATTTCCGCATTGGAATCTTTCTGCCTCATTCCCAAAGCGACGGACGCATTGAACGCAATACCATCAGAATCTCTGATATTCTCCAATCCGGGGCCAGTATCATTCTTAGCTCCCTCACGATTGGACTGAGCAACAACAAGGATTGGAATTCCAAGTTCAATGCTCATATCCATCAAATCTTCTGATATATTTGTCAGTTGAGTTGTTATGCTGTCTCCTCTTTTCGCCCTTTCATCAGACAAATAACTTATACCGTCAATACCTAGAATGTCCAATTTGTTCGTCTCTACAAACGACTTCAACTTCGACACTGTTATCTTTCTGTTGAACTCTCTCGGATTTACGACGAAAAAAGGATTGGTCCTCTTTTCGAGTTCTGAAATATATTCCTCGTACTTGTCGATTTCAGTCCCTCGAGTCAATGCTCTATTAGATATATGACCATACAGAGTATCAAATCTATATCCCGTCTTACTGTCACTCATCTCGGGCTCTATCAACCCTACCCGGTACCCGAGTCGCCAAGCGTGTTGTAGAGACTTAATGAGCAACCAGGACTTACCTTGACCGGTTCTTGCAAAGATGACTACGAGTTCTTCTCCTCTTTGCCATCCCCCTATGAGGTCATCCAATTCATCGAATCCTGTGTCAATCTGAAACTTTTCAGGATTATTCTTTCTCTCTACCCATTCATTGTATCTCTTTTTGGCGGACGACACAATATCTGTCCCCATTACCGATGACCGTATGACAAGATTGTCTAACTGGCTTCTAAGATACTCCACAGCATCTACAGAGTTTGTCTGCATGAGTTCAGCAATCTTTGTAACCACCGGAACTGCCTTGGCATACAGATGCTCTTCATTAAATGTGTCTACAAGATACTTATCTGTCTCCGACACCTCCACGATTGTGAAGTCAGGGAATTTCGACATAAATGTCTCTTTGTCCGGAACATTTCCATATTTCTGAACATGGTCTCTTATGAATTCATATTCAGAAGAATATGTCACGAAATAGTCATCCGTTATATTATTCAGTGTGAGAAAAGACATATTTCGTTCTTTTAGAATCTTAGACAGCACCTGCAACTCAACCATCTATGTGAACACCTCGCTTATCCTCTCCATTGAACTGGATTATTCTGCTCGTATTACATATTCTACTGGAAAGTCTTCCACCCAGAAATTCTTCCAATCTTTCTCTGCTAAGATTTCCCGTAAATATGTTTGACTTCTTAGATAACACTCTGGCATCTATGAAATTTAAGAATGTAGCACTTGAATAATCAGTCATCTTCACAGACGACACATCATCCCATATCACAAGGTCAACCTTTAGTAAGTCATTTCGGATTCTCTTGAATTCTTCATCTTCGTTATTTATCCTCAATCTCTCTCTATCAAAGAACTCTGGAACAGAGATAAATATTCCACGGGTCCTAAAACAGTTTCCTCTCCATATCTGATTGAAGTAGGCAAGCATCAACTTCACGGCCCAACTTGTCTTACCGTTACCAAAGGTGTCTGAATACAGGTACAGATTATTTCCCTCTTGTACCCAGTCCTTGATTCGGTCCTTTATCTTTTTCAACTCTCTGAATTGTTCTATGTCAACATCGGCCTTTAACTGAGCCGGCACCCATCTATACTCTGGAATGTTGGACATCTCTACCAAGTTTAGCATCTCTGCAAAACGAACACAAGTAGGTCCGCAATTATCCGGAGCAAGAGGGCAGACTTCTGAATACCAACAGGTTTTTGGTGTCATTTTAATCCTCCTTAGAATATTTCTTCAGGCAGGGCTCCTTCAAAGATATCTTTTGCCTTTTCTTCCTCTGTCTTAGGTTTGAAAGAACCAGGAACCGCCGTATCCCAAGAAGGTGTGGTGCTCTGCTGATATTGTTCGATACAATATTTCAGATTCTTCCAACCGTGAGAGACTGTTTCTCTAACAATTTCAGGTTGTTTATCTTCTGGGAGAGTTTGTAAGAGTTTTAACTGTTCATGAATACTTGTAGACGGAAGAAGAGATTCAGATTCTCCGAGCATTCTAAAGAATTTAGATAATTCTGTCTTGACATCTTCGCTAAAACCTAGAGTATTCATTTTTCTTTCACAAGTGGTGATGAAAGAGTTGATTTTCTTCTGAATATTTTTCGCAGATTTTTTCGAAGTAGAACCTAAAAGAGAACCCGATGTTTTAGACGACCGGGCGGGTTTCCGCCCTATCTTCTCGACTGTATTATCTTTAGATAATACAGGAGTAGAAGATTTATTATTATTTATATTATTATTTATAATAGTCCCTGACGCCGTCGGTGTACAGTCCCTAACATCGTCAGGGACTGGAGTGTTAGGCACTTGTCCCTTATCTTCTGCGGGACTGGACAGCAGTTCATTTAGAGCCTGCTCGTCAATGTAAATGAATCTTTTAGACGGCAACCCTCTTCTTTCAAACTTGACGATACCCATAGATTGCAGAGTATTCAGATGTTTTCTCTGAAGATGCTCTGAAAGAGTTGTTGCGTCTTCTACAGACTCTACTGTCGCATAAAAATAGCCGTCCTCTTGTAGTTTATCTGCTCGGGCCAGATACTGGCGTCTATAGCAGAGTTCACTCAAAAGGACAGCGCATTCCATTCCCACTTTTTTCATGAGTATCTTGTTTACAGTGATGAAATTGTCTCTAGACAGTAATTCATAAATGTTCATCGTGTCGTCTCCTTTCTTTTCTCAAAAAAAAGACACCTTTTGAAGTCGCACCCTAAATCTTTGCTGGTAGATTGCCACATCAGCCAACGGCTCACCTTACACATTCATATGCCAGAATAGACAAACGTCGTGAGCCAACAAAGATTTTAGATGAGTCGCGAGTGCGACTTCAAAAAGTGTCTTTATTTCATATAGTTTCAAACGCTTGTCGAACAATGGTATATGAATAACAGGTGTTGACGGAAGATGTGGCAAATATAAGTATAGCACACTTGCCTTTGAAAAACAAGTGTGCTATACAAAATTCTTAATTTCTTACAGCGCAGACAACTGATTGTCGATTTCGTCTAATACAGCGTTCCACAGGTCCTGCTTTTCTTTTTCCACGTCGCAGCCTACAGGCAAAACCCTCTCTTCAGAATAGGTGAATTTATGCCAAGAGCCATTCACCTCTGTAGATACTCCGTATTCCGCTCGAATAGTTGTGGTTTCGCCTTTGATAGAGTATTCCTCTTTCGGCTCCTCTTTGTTCTCCTCGACTTTGGGCTCCTCCGCCTTATCCTCTTCAGGGTCATACCCGCCGCACTCTGTGGCAGGGGTAGGTTCGCCGTCATCGTTTAACGGATAAAAACCGTCGCAAACAGAGCAGAACTCATCATTAGGGTCACCAGCATAGGCGCATTTCTTGAAATCAGGTTTATTCTTACTCATCTTTGTTTCCTCCCTCAAGTTCCAAAATTGTCATGATAGAATAGTTTGCAAGGTCCATCAGAGTATCAATGACAGACTCATCTTTGACCTGAATATCTGCGTTCTTAGCAAAAGAACTCAGACGATTGAGTTTATCAGTGAGTCGGATGCAAGACATAGGCAATCCCCAGTCTTCAAAACTCTTACTGAAACTATCTCCATAATCTTTGTTCTTTTTCTCGTACAGGTCACGAAGTCTAAAACAGATATCTTCGAATCTGTTCACCTTTTCTTGCATAGTTCTATTGTCCATATTTACACCTCCCACTGAAAATCATCGTATTTCTCCTGGAACAAAGTAGGAATCAGAGCATCAAACTCTCTTAGAATGATTCCTGCAAACTGTTTCATCTGCGGATGAGGCTTTCCAGTTGTTCCGAGAGCACGAAGGTCGATAAAATGCAACCACTCTCTGATGTTCATCGTAATGACGATTTCAGTCTTAAGGCTATTAGGTAGCACAGAACGAGCCTCCTGCGGGCTGAATCCCTGCGAGATTAGCGCGAGATAGGCGCTCTCTGCCGCTTGACACGCCATATACCACGTTGCATATTCGGGCGTGTTCTCCTTAAAGAATAGCGGGTGAATCACGGTAATCTCGTTACCAAACTTACCGGACGCATAGTTGCAATACCTTGTAGACTCCTGAGCGAAACTTGCAATACGATGACGGACGAGTTCGTGAGACACTCCTCTATCACAAATCCCTCGAACAGTGATGATGGCGTGCTCAAGCATAGCGCCGTGACCGCTTTTAATCAAGTTCTTGACCATCTTCTCTGCAGAGGTATCAGTGATTGCGCCTTCACTCTTGTAACAGGTTCTTGCGGCAACCTCAATTCTCTTTAGAACATTGATTGCTTCTTCTTTGAAAAGAATTTCTGCGCTGGGTTCAATGACTTTCATTTCTTCTTCACCTTTCCTAATCTAAGAGTTACTGTGGGTTCAAGAGGAGTAGTTGCAGGGGCAAGGATAGATGCGTCTACTTCATGAGAGTAGACCATCTTTTCAAACTCGTCATCGTCGATATACTCACGAGTTTTGACACACTTAGAGAATTGTTCTGGAGTCAGCGCCTTCCTAAGAATCTCAATGGCCTGCAACTCATTGAAATCTTCTTTGGGAGTGACAGAGATGCTTGCTTTGATATCTCCAACCTCTAACTCCTTGATATCATGATTTTTGAACTCTTGCTTGATGGTGCCTCCCAGCTCTGATACAGTCTTTTTGATTTCTGACTCGTGGTCCTTTGCGCAAGCATACCCCTTGATGATTTCCTTCAATTCTTCAAGGGGCATCTTTTTGGGTTCGATGTTTCGTCTCGACATTGAAAATCCTCCTTATAATTTTGTTCGAACTTCTTTTTTAGAAGTCCCCTTATTTTTAAGGATTTTACTTCCTCGTTTACCCCACATCAATGCGGCGTTAAACTCGGACATACATCCTCTATAAGGCCCTCTCACATCTTCAGCGAATTTCTTCAACTTGGGAATATCCTCGACTTTGAAGAATTTTGTCTTTCGCCTGTCTCTGAAATAGTACGGCGGCAATTCAAGCCCAACAGGCTTTTCAAAGTTTGGGTTCTCCCACCATCTATACCATCTGTATAGAGTGTCCAGGGTAATATCAACCTCAAGGCAAACCTTTCCAGCTGAAATATACCCATCATTTAGAGTTTGCATTATATCACCTCCATTTAATTCACATAGCAAAAGTAGAATCCATCCTGATAACAATAGGTTCCGTCCCCTTGTTCAAATTCAGCTTGAAATACTACATTAGACGGAAGAATTCTATCTTCTTCTAAACAGCGTTTCGCAATATCATATGCTCTCTCTACTGCGTGTTGTTCTACATCATAACTCGCTCTATCTGGCCATTTAAGACCTGTCTGAGAGAGAGTACCGTATTGCCAATCCTGTAAGGCCACTTCTTCAAATGTGTCTGGAAATAAAGGAGAGTCAACTCTATTTAGAAACACATTTCCCACCTTCATCCGAGTATCGTCGGAACAGGCGTCTCCTCCAGCCTCTTGATAAATTATGATAGCCAGGATTTCAAGTTCCTCTTCCGTATATGACGGAGTATCTATAACTTCCTCCACCGCGGACATCAATGGAGTAGATAGTTCTACTGATTCTGTAATAATTTCAGGTTCAACTGTATCATCTTTGTCGACAATAATTGCTCTTAGACACACAATCACTGAAAGGGCACATAATAGAAACATAAGAATAGCCATCTTTGTCGAAAATTTCATAATCAACCTCCAAAAGATAAAAGATAACTAAGAGCAGAATCAACATTTCTTCCTTCTACCTTACCATCAATGATGAGGTCTGCCATTCTGCCCTTCTTCTGAACAAGATTGTAGACGCCTTCGTCTACAGTATCTTTCGTTATAAGAGTTACGATGCGAACAGTTCCTGTCGTACCAATTCGGTGAGCTCTATCTTCTGCCTGGTCTTTGATTCCTCTGTTCCAGGGCTCGTCCATAAAAATAACTGTCTGAGCCGCCGTCAAGGTAAGACCTGTACCCATGGCACCGATTGTTCCGATGATAATCTTACAGTTGGGGTCTGTTTGAAGACGATTGACTTCTGCCATTCGTTCCTCTGCCTTAACCTCACCTGTGATATATGCAGGATTGAATCTTTTTAGACGATTTCTGATATAGTTCGTCATCTCTGACCACTGACTGTAGATGATTGCCTTTTCTCCAGATTCTACAATATCCTCTACAATTTCTTCCAGTCGGTCCATCTTCGCGGAGGTGACAACAGAAGAACTAATTAACCCAGGATACCCAGTTACCTGGCGGAGTCTTAACATTTCAGACAGCGGGTCTGGACTCAACTTAATTTTGTCCAGGTTATCTACAATCTGCTCCTTAACTTCTTTATAGAGTTTCTTTTGTTCCGGAGTCAACTCTACATATTCAGATCGGAAGAGCGTCGTGTAGGGAAAGAGTGTAGATCTC